TAAATCCTCTGGTGGAGGCGGGGGGAATCAAACCCCCGTCCAGAAAGTGAATTAACCTTGGTTCCTGTCGAAATCATTGCGCCCCCTAGTGAATGCTCTTTTCCATTTCTTTTATACCCATGTTAATAGCCTTTTCAAGAATAGCATCCACATTAACTTTCTTCTTAACTTCAACAGTTCCTTTATGTTCAACTTCCCTCTTCTCTTCCTTCCTGCTATGAGAAGAAGTCCACCCAAAACGGTTAACCATGTTCATTAACCAAAGACCGTGATTAAAACCTCGTGTATCTAGATTCTCTCTACCCTGACGAATCCACCAAGCCTCAGCAGCTTCCTTACCAATCTCAACAACTTCTCTAAAGTTCTGCTTATCTTTGCCTGTGCTATTTACCCATCTATTAAATGTAGAGCGATGTATTCCCATTAATCTAGAGGCTTCGACTATAGTTCCACCCTGATCAAATAAACCTTCGACTCGACGACTCATTATGTCAGTCCAGATAGTTTCAAACTTACTTTTTTTTGCCACGTTTTCTCCTTGGTGTGCTATCTTTTTTCCCTTTAGGTCTACCGGGGCTTTTGTTTCTATTACTGGCTCTACTAACTATAGTTAAATTACTTCGAGAATTGTTTCTTGGATTTCCATCTTTATGATGAACATCCTTCCCATCTCCCTTCTTCTTTGCCCCAGACCTAATTAATCTTCGTCTAGCGGTATTACGAGCAGCCCTATTCTTTTTCTGTTCCGGCTTGGAACCATAGCGCTCATATTCTAACTTAATGCTACGAGCCATTTTTCTTTTTGAACTGAATTGGACCGGGCATTAACCATGAAAAAACCATGGGAACTATTACTATCAAAATTAAAGCCCAACCACCCATTTCTATTAGTTGGCCCAATAGGGTCCAAAAATTGGCAGGGGCTTCTTGAACAACTGTATCAGCATTCACGTTAATAGGTTCTCCTTTAATCCGGGGTTCCGCAGTTAGAGCAGAGACAGTCGCAGCCGTCACTCCCCCTAGGACCGCTGGAGCAACAATCGCAGCCGGAACTAAGGCAGTCGTCGCACCTACAATAGCCGAGGTCGCTAATCCTGTCTTGATGTGCTGGCATCCTAATGTTACACAGCAGGTGGCGATGACCACCAACCAGTAGCCCAGCCTACGAGAGCCAATACTACGATGACTCCAAGAGCAATAAAAAACTTCTTTCTTCCAGCGCTTAAATCTTTCCATTTGTCCATGTTGTCTCCCTAAGAACAGATTTCATTTAATAGTAAACAGTTTGCTAACAATGCAGATCCTATGGATATTCCAAATATTATAACGATCATTAATAGAGCAAACCAACCATCACTCATACAGTAAAACTATTTCCACACCCACATGATTGTGAACCAGTAGGCGGTGTAAAGTGGAAGGTAGACCCAAATGGATCTTCTATCCAATCCATTGTAGCATCGCCCAGTAATTCCAAAGAAGTAACGTCAGAGAATATTGTCGAGGACAACATCTGCGCGTCTGATGGGATCTCTGTTTCTGGCTTCAATTTTATTTGATACCCAGAACAACCTCCACCTTCTAAATAAACGCCTAAGAAACCTTCTCCATTCAAAGTCTGATCTACTTTGCATTGTGCAGCCTCAGTTATTGTCATTAATGTCCTGCACCTCCGCAACCTCCGCACATTCCTGTCCCACCTTGTCCCTTAAATACATCAGAGAATACAAAAGTTGGACTCATGCCGGAGGTATCGTAGTCTATTGTTGCCCCATCCATAAACTGATACGCAACGGGGTCTATTACAAGATAAGGTGTTATTTCTGTATCGCGTTCTAATATTTGATCTACAAAGGTTAGGTTATGCGCCATACCAGAACACCCAGTTCCATGTACAAATGGCCTAACTGCTGCCATACTATTTTCTATACACATAGATTCAATTTTATTTCGCGCTGACTCTGTTACAGTTATTGTCACTTCTTTCTTGCAACTTTTTTTGGAGCAGTTCCGATAAAGCCAAATGGTTTTCCACCAGCAGCTTTGCGAACTCCTTTAGAAACTTTCCTTCGACCTGCTGCAGACATTTTTTTACCAGCCTGTTTCCCTCTGGTCATACCAAGCCTTTCATTCAGCCTTGAGTTATAACCTTGCTTCTTCCTTCCCGGCATCATAATTCTCCTTTGGTTTTCTAGATTCTAGTTTTTTCTCAACAACACCTAAGAATATTTTAAAATTATTTCTATGATTGCTAATTATTTTTAAAGCTGTTTCAGGATCACAAAAACTTTTATAATGATCTAAAATAATTCTCTGTATTTTTGTCATTCATGATCCATAGACTTTAACTGCAAGTCTAATGACTTAATTCCGTCAGATACCTTGGACGTAAAAATAAAAGGTAACATTCCATGTGCCACAGCAATCAACGACAAAAGAAATAATCTCCCAGCCAAGGTTAGTGCGTACCATAGGTGCATACTCCAACTCATGTTAATATCTTTTAGATGTTTCATTAGTCGTATGGATTACCTTTCTGCTGCATGGGACTGGACTGCGCCATCCAATCAAATATCTTCTCATGCTGGGTCATTATCTCCCTGTCGACTTCTCGTAAAGATGAGATTTCTTTTCTTAATTCATCTATCTTAAACTCAAGAACATCTAATCCGGATATAGCTTTATCGTGTTCCTGTAATTCTTTGATAGCAGCCTCGTTATTATGGATAGCTATGCCACACTTCTGGGCTTCAGTCTCAAGGGCGGGGATAGCCAGACCTTGAATACCAGCAAGCCTTTCCACCTCACTGGATAGGTTACTTGCCCACCATATTCCAGCAGCACTTTGGACTATTAAAAATAGTAATACCGTTAGTACCCTACTGTCTATATTCATCCGCTTAACCACCTCGTAAATAGTGAGCCACCTAATCCACCCAGCCCCACTGTAGCGAGTACCACCCCGATTCCTATTCCACGGGTGCGCTCCAATTGCTGGTCTAATCTGTCCAACCTGTCATTCTGCTCTCGCACCATAGTCTCAAGGCTATCGACCTTCTGTATTAATTTTCCAATCTCAAGATCGCTAACCTCACTCATATTATGACTCCTCAAAGTCCTGTTGAACTTCCACTTCTGGTGGTGCCATGCCTTCTGGCCTTACAAATGTCTGTGCATTTAATCCGGAAAAGACTAAGCACGTTCTAGCTTCACTAATGTGCAAGACAGCGGCAGTTTGTGTATTAGGATTATACACAATAATTACTCCTGTAATAGGAGTTTCCTCAAAAGTCATGGAGATGTGGACTGCGTAGTCCGTTGTTAGCGCACCCATCATCGAGGACATATCGGGGGTGCATACTACTGGAAACGGGATCATCAACTTCCTTGCGTCTTTAGGAGGGCCAGCACTTACTTCATAAAGCATAAAGCAAAACATTGTAAGGGCTAGTCCAACTAGGAACTTCTTCATTTCCCCTTCTTAGCCTTTCCGCCATTAGATTGCTTTTGTTTAGGAGCTCCTCTTGTAGGAACCGCGCCGATTCTTTCTCCGCGCTTCATGCGGATTTTCTTATACTTCATCAGTAGCCTTTAGTCTTCTTCACCTTCTTTCCCTTCTTCTTGGCATACTTGGCTGCTGCCTTTTTTCCGGCTGCTGTATAAGCAAATTTCTTCTGTCCTACTTTAGGCATTCTTATTCTCCATTTACATAGATGCCCCAGTAAACCAAGGCGTTGAACTAATATTAAACCAGTTACTCGGATTTTGTTGAGATACTGGACCCGCTAAAACTAATCCAGCAGCTTCATTTAACCTGAGTCCAAGTTGCTTTCCTCTTCGCACCATTCTCTCTTCTTTTTGCTCTAGCGTTAAACTTTCATCATCATTGATATCTTTTAGTATAGGATGATCCCAAGCCCAACCGGGCATTGTTCCATTATTAGTCGCATAAATTCCAATATGCATGGCAACATGATCCCATTCATTTTTCTGTTTATCAAAAAGAACATCAAACAAATCTTGTCCCTGAAAGTCTATCTTTCCTTGCCATGATGGAGTATTAGCTGCTACCATCCTCATTCCAGCGTGGACGTATTCATGGTCTAAAATATCTTGTCCTGAACTTGCTGCTAATTTAATTAAGTCAGTGCGCGATTGAGCAGGAGACGCAATTCCCCAATATTGACCACCAACACCTTCAGGCAAGAAACTCTGTTTTAGAGTTTCGCCGGGCTTGTAAGGCAAACCAGTAGCTGGATTAGTCCCACCAGAAATTCCAGTTCTTACTAGGTCTATATTTCCAAATGTTTTCAGAGTACGGGGATCAATGTATGGATCGCCCGGTTTAGCAGGACTCAAACCGAGCCATGCCGCTTCTTCCGGACTAATACGAGATAACCAGTCATTATAAGAGTCTGCCGTTTCTGCATCAAAAAGACCCGGCTGCGCAACAATCTGCTCATCAAAATCAAATGGAGACCCCGATCCATAAGTGCTGCTACGAGCATAGGGGTTTACAGGGGCTGCTGCTGCTCCACCGAACGTTATCCCCTCGTTTCCATGAGTTACATGAACATCTTCTACTGGCGCTAAACCTTGGCTTATCAAGCCCTGTTGGTCTAAGGCTTTGAGCCGTTCGTCCCTAAACTTATCGGCAATTGCTTGTGAAACAGGATCGTCTGGTTGATATGATCCGCCATGAGGACTAGGCACTCTAAAAGATGGATAGTCTGCCTGAAGCTTATTAAAATAATTTTCAAAAAATTCTCCAGCATAAGGAACAACCTGAACTTGGGGTGTTCCCATAGGGCGCTGACTCACGAGTTTTCCAGCACCTAGAAAATTTGAAGCATATGGATTTATTCTAGCTCTTGCTTGCTTTGCATGACCAGATGATATAGCTGATGAGGATGATGCAGATGAGAGATTATCATTTAAATAGTATTCTACGTTCCCTATTTCCTCATTGATCTCCTCTTCATCCATTGTTCCAAATTTAGACATCCAAGCCCCACTGCTGAACTTGTCTTTCGGCCCCACCCCCATCAAGGTTCTTGTTGCTGCGTCCCAGTCCTTATAGGCTTGTGTACCATAGGTTACACCTGCTGCCTTCATTGCAGCCTTTCTATTGCGATATAACCCTTCAGATGTTGCTGCTGTTGCTGGCTTTGTAGGGTCGTACAAGAGGCTTTTAGCGGTTTTGCTAGTAATAGAAGACTGAGTAGTAGATTGATTAGTGGGAGAAACATTCAATACACTAACATTATTTAATGAACCTGTTGGCGAACCTGTTAAGTCGCTGACCTGATTAAAATCCCATCCACCAGAATCTGCACCCCCACCCTCTGCTTCATTCGCAGCATCTATTGCAGCTATACCAGCTAATGCATCTATAGAGGTAGTCATTAGAGATTTCCACCCACGCCTAAAAATCCACCCGGCTTCTTAGAAGCATTCATTCCTAGAGTGAAGAAATCAAACAAAGCGGGGGGTTGATTCTCCCCCATAGTCGGGCCTAATTCCTCTACAGAAAGCCCATAATCCTCGTCTAGATAAAACGATACATTATTTCTAGGTGTGGGGATTTCAGTAACCTGATCAGGCTGTTCATCTTCTGGGCCAGCGCCCATGTCTAGAGATAAGGCTCCTTCATAGGCTTCCGCGTCATCAACGGTTGTCCCATAGCCCCAAGCCATCTTACCTGCCTCTATTCAAGTTCTGGTGTTTCATGGCTCTGATCTCGGCAGCATGTTTCTTTCTCTCTCGGTTCTTAAATTTCTTGTTCATTGGTGACCACTGGTTAGGAAGAGTCTTGGGACTCCTATACGTTTTCTTATCTTTTGCCATATTCCCTCAATCGTATTTCGCTATGATATTTCCAGCTATAACCATCCTTCTTCCTTCCCCTCTCTGAGAAGGAACTCCATGTTGGAGTTGAGACGGGAACACTACTAACTGACTTTCTTCAGGATGCAACTCATAATCCAACTCAGAAAATACCAAAGGAGATGCTCCTTCATCCGCTTTGACATAGTAGCAAAATGAGAATGTGGAAGGTCGATGCGCATGGTATCTCGTATAATCACCCTTCCTGTAATTCGCTCCCCACACGGAAAACACCACCCACGTTACATCTATCTCTCCAGAGAGATGTTTTAAGTGGTTCTCTGCTACATCTCTGCAAAGGCCATAAAATTCAGGAATTTTCCACGCCGTCATATCAGCCTGAACATTAGTATTACGATCCTGCTCATCTCCCCTTTCCAGAATCTTTTGGGCAAGCAGATCATTATCATAGCCTTCCAGCTTATCCACCCATATAGCAGAAGAAGCTGAACGGGTGTATTGAAGTTCCAGTCTCATTGAATAATTCGAGACCCCTCGTTCTCTTCCACTTCTTCCTTACGAACAATCTTGAATGCCATAGTTACTCTGGGGTTTCCTTCCTTGGGAGCCATTCCTCTGTGCTTATTCCCTTCAAAAAGAACCAGTCTGTTCTGCACAAAGTCTATGGATTTCCGATAGGGTCCGTGCTTTCCTTCCTCTATGTACTCAAAAGCCCCACTACCGGGACTCAGGGTATCAGTAACCATGTAGATGGCAGTCATGTCCCCATCGTCAAAATGCATTTCCCCGTCCATACCGGGGAACTGGATATTGGCATATACCCTTAGAAACCCGCAATCTCCCTTAGCCACCTCTCTGGATATCTTCCTGCACATATACTTTATGTGGAAGTTACCTTTGTTAAACTCAGTATGGTAAAAGGGAATCCCTTCTCCCTTATTGGAAGTATGCCCATATGAGTGTGGTGTGAAGTAAAGAATGTGCTTTGCTAAATGATCGCAAAACTCTAGGTCCAACCAGTCATCCATGACACTAAGAATCATATATGCCCCTCAGAGGCTCTGTAATGCCCGTCACGGGCTTTTAAGTCTATACCCCTACCACCCCTATTGCTTCTGCTCTATAGGCTCCTCACGGAACCAAATAGTGAAACACTGCTTAATCCCCTCGACTACAGGGACTCCGGCATGGAGAGAGTCTGGATGGGGTTTTGATCTGTCTTCCCCCACATTATTAAAAACAAGCAGACGACCAGCACGGGGCTGTACTTTAATCCCCAGAACCGGGAAGTCTGTTTCACCGCCCTGATGGACATCATTAAGATAACCCATAACGGTATATATCCTTTGGCCCCCAGCGGAATGTTTTTCCCACATGGCCCAATCGGTATCCCACCCGTCAAAATGAGGATCATATTTCTCAGTCTTTCCATACTGGAGAAGCTGCACCTTTTCAGCATGAGAGAGGTCAACCCCTATAAAAAGAGATATCTTAAGGCATAACTCATAAAAGAGCATGGATTCGTCATGCTCAATAAACTTTCTTTTCCCAGTTCGTATATCTCTGGACTCCGCTTCTTCCTCGTCCATGCAGACAGTGGAGTCTTCCATATCATTAAAGAAGGATAAGGTCTCTAACCTTTGTGGCTCTGTAATAAAGCCGTCAAGGACAGTAATCCCCACTTCCCCTTTATAAAATAACTGGGGAGTTCTAGTAATTATAGGTATATTC